TTTGCTTGAGGTAGGCTCTGCTCTGCCTTCATCGCCTCTTCAATAATAGCTTGTGAAGTCATATAAGCCTCTTAGTAATTTAGTGGGTCAAACTTACCAGTTTCTCTGTTGTAAACATATTTATCCTGAGTTCCTCTAGGGAAGTAAAACAAGTTTCCGTTATCCCCCTTTGTGTAACCCGCTGATACATAGTTAGGTTGCTCCCAGTCGATAACATCAACGTAGTCTTCGCCTGATGCCATTCTCTGAAGTGCGATTAAGTTCTTCTCAATGGCCTCTAAGTTCTTTAGTTGATCTTCCTCACTAAACTCTGGACTAAGGGCCGCTAAGTTTGACTGTAGAGCACTAAATTCAATCTGGGTAATCTGACCTAGGCCTGTACCCTTAGAGCCATACTTCTCTGAGGCCTCTTTTAGCTCCTGTATTTCTCTAAAGGCTTCCTGACCTGATAATGTTTTATACTCGTTAGCCCTTAGACTCTGAGCATCTCTACCACCAAAGTACTGCAGTCCTTGACCGACCATTCCAGAACTGAAGAAACCGACCTTATCTTTAGCTGACGCAATAGTGGTTAATAAATCGTTAGTCTTATTGATTAACTTAAAGTTCACCTGACCCTCTTGTTCAGTCATGTCCTTAAGTGGAACTCTACCTGTCTCTTTACCATCAGTGAAGGTTATAATGAAGTCATCAGTTTTAACTGTCTCAATCTTAGGTGCCTTAGGCTCCGTAGGCTTAAAGGGTGCCTTGGTTATCACATTACCTGTGGCTGTATCCACTAATTGACTACCGGGAGACATAAGCTGAGTCTTGCGCTCCTTAGGCTTAGAGGCTTCCTTTAAGAAGGTCCTAAGTTGCTCGTCAGAGGCACCCCTGAGGCCTGCTAAAGTGGCCTGAAGTTGATTAGGATCTTTAATCATCTTCTTAGCAACATTAGTGGCATTCTGCTCAAGCGCGTACCTCTGAAGCTCTGCGCCTTGTGCGTCCACCTTCTTACCCACAGCTTCCGCACGTACATCTGCTCTGGCTCTACTCTCGTCAGCAATCTCTCCTCTTCTAGTGGATTTTGTGACAGCCTGTTGAGCAGCCTCAGAGAACACCTTGGCTAACTCATCGTTACCTTGGGCTTGATACTTTCGAGACTGAGCGTTCAGTATAGGCGCATCATCTGAGTTCTCCTGAAGAATCTTCATAACCTGCGCTTGCTGTTCCTTCCTATCCTTCTCTTGCCGCATCAGCATAGGAGTTCCAGCTATGTTTTTACCTAGGTCGAACAAGCCTTGGCCGTAACTAGGATTACCTAGCCCTTGTATAAATTGATTTGAGAATCTAGCCATTACTTAACTCCCTTAATAATCTTACTGTAGTCTACTCTTAAGTATCCGTCAGGACCTTCGTGAATAGCCTCAGGGTGCGTCTCACGAGCCTCTTGAGCCAAGACACCAAAGGTTGCTTGGTTACCTGCGATTCGCTTGCCCTCTTCGTTCCAGTCCCAAGTGTAGAAGTTAACACCACCCACGTTACCTGCTGGCTTAATGTTCTCCTTAAGGCGTATGTCGCTTAATTTACTTAGTGCACCACCAATGAGGCTAGTAGCACCACCGCCTGCTTGAGCAACTGGGCTAAAGATACCACCGAGTAGACCAGTTCCTAAGTCACCTAAGAGGTTAGCTTGTGCTTGCTCTGCTATTAGTCGAGCCTCAAGGCCGCCCATAGATGCTTCACCAAATAGACCCGCGCCTGAGAGTTGCCCACGTTGGCCTAGCTGTGCATACATCTGATTTTGAGCCTGTAGATCATTCATCTGACCCTGTGGCATATAAGAGCCAGCCAAAGATCCTAATCCTAGCTTCTGTTGCCCACCTAGCATGGCTAAGTCTTGTGCTGACAACTCAGAACCCATGCCAGTAAAGGCTTGACCAAGTTTGGCCTGCTGCATCTGCTCTGCTTGCCCTTGCTGTATCGCAGCTAAGGAGGCTTGGTTTTGCGCTTCCCCTTGAGCCTTAGCCATCGCAAGTTGCTCTGGAGTACCGCCGTACATGTTAGTAGAGACACCTGAGCGACCTTGGTTAAACAAACGCTCCTCTAGGGCCATGCGTTGTCTTTCTTCCTCAGGCCTCTGAGTAGCTCGTATTCTTTCGTATACATCAGCTTCACGACCTGCTGTAGGCATACCAGCAGAAGTCATAAAGCCACCACCGAGGCCGTAGGCTTGCTCTGCTGCTGTACGACCAGCCTGTTGACCATAAGGATCAGCACCTAAGGTTGTCGCTGATTGCCCCATGAGCATACTTTGGATCGCCTGCTCCTCTGGGGACAGGGTTGTAGTAGAGCCATACCCTGAGAGAGCACCTTCGGCATCGTAGGTTGGCTGGAAACCAAACTTACTCCCTGTAGACGAGGTGACTGAGAAAGGTTTAAATTCAGTTTGATCCAAACCAAGCTGCGCTAGGTCTAAAGCTCCCGGAACATCTACCAATTGTCCATCACGACCCTTAACTTGAGTACCTACAAGAGACTGCTCACCTATGTCTCCTAGTCTATCTATGGCATCATTAGTTAAGAACCCTCCTGTAGCTCCTAAACCTAGTAAAGCTAAGAGTTCTTCCATTAGTAAGTTCCTCCGTCAATAGTGCCTGAATCTATCGTACCTACAAAATTAAGGTCTGTGATTGTTACCGTGCCTGTGAACGTAGGGCTTTCTGTGTTGGCCTTAGACGCCACTGCTGTAGCAACGTTGTCGAACTCTGTGCTAAAGTCAACACCTCGGATAATCTTAGCGGGATCACCTGAAGGCAAAGCATCCTTAGAGGCAAAGTCTGTTGTTGGTGTATAATTGCTCATAATGTTTTACCTATCAGTGCTAGTACGTTAATTTCTTGTAGTGACAAAGCGAACCCGTTAATATCTGATTCAAGTCCTATTGTTATCACACTACCGTCTCCTGTGGTGTTTACAGCCCTCCTAGAAACCAAGTCCCCACCAGTATACTCACCTATGTTAAACTCAGCAATGTTATATAAAGCAGGTTCTTGATTACCTATGGTATACGCTTGGGATCTAAATGAGGTACTAAAGTCATAAGACCAGTAAAGAAACACCGTAGCTGAGTTAGCACCTACAATAGTGGGCCTAAGCTTCTTAAGAATCTTTAGCTTTGAAGGGTCACCAAAGGTTAACCCCGGACTATAGTACCTAAAACGATAAGATTCATCGTTATCTGAGTACCCTGAATAGACACTTAGACCGTTGGTGTTACCTACAATCAACTCTCCGTTTCCTAAAGTCTCAAAGGAGAAGAAGGATGAACTAGGCCACCTTGTGACCCTGAATGATCCATTCTCTGTCCTGCCGTTAAGATCAAAGCAGTACGTAAGGTTATCAGAAGGGAACGACACAAGGTAGAATGTATTCTCAGGAGAGTAAATGGTTGCTACAGGTCCTCGGCGGTTAACTAGTGTCTCAATGAACTCAGTCTTAATATTACCACTGAGGTCGCTGATAGGCATAGACTTCTCTTGGATGGTTCTACCAAAGCTCCTGAGGCCTGTGTCATCTAGGAAGAGTATGTCAGTACCAATGTGCTGAATAGAGTTTCTATCAATGCAACCTACGCCGGGAACTGTATCAGCAATAGTCATGTTAGCTGGAGAGTCTGCACCTTCGTACACAATGATGCTGCGTCTACCGAAGATAATTAAGAGGCTATTGTGTGCTGCGATGCCTACGACAACATCAGCACCGTCAGGCCAAGCCTCAGAAATATTTATGGAGCCTGAGGAGCCACTAGAGAAATCAGTACCGTTGAGTAAGTCAGACCAATAGATAATCTGAGCACCTTCGTTACTATCGACTACCCAGAGTCTACCGTATGCCGCAGCAGCCTCGTTACAATACAAAGTCGTAGGAGTCGTGTGCCCTCCGTAGTCACCAAAGGTCTGAAGACCGCCTGTGTCGGTATAGATGAGTGGCTCTTGTCCTTTCTGGAAGAAGTAAGCAGCATTGTTGAAGTTTACGGTGCGCCAGTCGTTCTCAGCAATGACGTAACCTGCTGGTGTTTCATCAACAAAGTCGTGAACTCCTGAGAGTATCTTATCGTTACCCATGCTAAACACGACAGTGTTTCCAGCTTCAGAGGAGAACTCGTGGATGGTATGTACGTAGTCATTACCTAACTCTGTCTTATCGCTTGTAAGAGTGTCGAGTCCTTTACGTGCTGCAATACGTCCTCGCTTGTCAATGATAGCATTATCTGCAACATCAGCAAACGAAGGATCCTGCGCTATAGGGGAGTCCTCAGTGTTAACACCCTTGAAGGCGGGAGCAACTAGGTTAATACTTTGTAAGGGCTGGGCCATACACTAGCTCCTAGGGGGTATACCAATCGGTTGCATAAGGGTGCTTCTGTGCGTCTAGAGCAATAGCATCAGAGAGATAAGTATCAGCGATAGCAAAGTACTCAGGTGTTGAGGTGCCGCCTGTCTCGCCTCGCTCACGGGCTGATAAAGCTACCGCGAGATGAATCACAGGCATGTTAGGTATCATTAGCTCATCTGTGTCCTCTACTAACTCATCGTTACGTAATACACAATTGAACCTAACAACATAGGCACCGTCAGGCTTAGGGTACACATCTATCTGAGTATCGCCGTTAGAATCAAGGCCCCTATATGTGTACAACTGTGGTGTTCCTTTAATAGGCTCTTGGTTGTAATACTGATTATCAAACCAGTCAGTAGTACGGTAGTCCATGAAGAAGTTAGAGGTATCATTGATTACATTAAGAGCCTTCACAGTATCCTTAGTATCTTCTAAGGGGTAAGTTAAGACATCCTCAGAAGTTGTGAAGACTACTGTAGTACGCAAAGCTGACCAGTCCCAAGAAGTCTCTACAATCTTCTTAGCATCGTTAACAAAGTCACCTATCATTTTACTGTAGGCAGAAGAGTCAACGCTAGGAACCTCTTCTTCTCTCATCCTTCTTAGGACGTTGTTTACTAATTGTAAATATGTCATACGAAGTACTCCGAAAACAGAGATGATACAAGAGACTTACGTTGTTTAGATTGAATTAAAGGTTGTAACTGTAGGGGAGTGTAATTAATACCACCTAAGAAGTCTTCAAATAAGCCCTCATTGGCTCCTCCACCACCCCCGCCACCACCGCCACCGGGGTCTTCTGTGATTAATTCTTCAGGCTCAGGAGGAGGATTGTCAAAAATTTGAGGAGGCGGACGCTCTACAATTTCTGGTGGAGTGACCTTACCTCCATTAAAGATTTCAGGCACAGGATCTTTGGTTTTCTCAGGATCTAAGGTTTTCTCAGGATCTAAGGTTTTCTCAGGATCTAGGGTTTTCTCAGGATCTAGGGTTTTCTCAGGATCTAGGGTTTTCTCAGGATCTAGGGTTTTCTCAGGGTCTACTACGGCCCCTGTTACAACTTCTTTAGTCTCTTCTTTAGGATCTCCGGTCAGGTTAAGATTATCCCCTCCGGTTATAGTAGTCTTATCAGTACCGTTGTAACCACCAAATGTAAGCTCGTCACTACCGCTGTTGGCGTTTAAGTTCTTATACTCATCAGACAACATAATGTTGGACGCTATTTGTTCTAAAGTAGCGCCTCTCTCCACGTCACCCATCCAGTAGTTAAGACCTGATTGCTTTGCGTTACGTCCTAACAAATTTAAGTAGAGGTCATTAATGTCTTTCTCTGTTATACCGTTACCACTCTCACCACCGAAGGTCAGGTTATCATTAGTTCCTGTTAGCAAACCCTCGTTTGTGTTTGTTTCTGTGGTAGTCGTTGTGGGTATTACTAGGTTCGTGGTTTCTCCAGCATACACAGAATCAACTGTTTCATCGCCCGGAATACCACCAAAGGTTAATGATTCTTCAGTATCCTCCTCTTCTTCGTCGTCTCCTCCTCCCACCACAGGAGGTACTACTGTTCCTGCTTGTGTGGTTGCCGCTGCGTTTTTAGCCCATTCAAGGAACCCTGCCCCTGCTGCAACAACGCCTCCTAAAACATCAAAGAAATCAGGAGGTATATCAGCACCACTCGCTATAATACCTTTGATGAAATCTACAGGATCGCCTGAAATTTGTCCCCAGATTTCTTTAACTCTGTTCTCAATAGTTTCTTTAGGGTACTTAAGTAAATCTTCCAGTGTTCCAATAGTTACTGAGCTAGGTGCTCCTCCGGCAGGGATACCGGGAACAAACACTGCACCACTTAAGACATCCTTAAATACACTATTAGCTGGGTCCCACTTTACACCGTAGCCCCCTTGAAGTATAGCATCAACGTCGCCGTTAGGTAGGTTTATTCCTGCTGCCTCTAATACAGTCCTTATTGCACCGCCCCATTCTTTAGGGTCTTTAGGTAACTTCGCTATTAAGTCTTCCATTGTAGGAAATTTTGCTTTAACTTGATCTACAGCTTCTTTTGTTTTATCTAATAATGAAGTATCCACTTCTTCTTCAGGCTCAGTACCGTCTGTACCATTGATAGCAGAGCCACCTGCATTTATTAATTGCTGATCTTGCTCCCAGTCTTCTAAGTCATCCCAGCCTTCTTGGTTGTATATAGAATCCTTAAGGTCTTGAGCAGCCTGTACTACAGCATCAAGCTCCTCGTTACCGTTAACCCTTACGGTTTCAATTTCAGTTTGTATTCCGTCCTCACCTGCTACTTCTATGTAGTTATCACGTACAACAGTGTCTACAAAACCATCACCGTCTGTGTCAACAGCATAGGCACCAATGCTATCAAAGGGGTCTTCCCCATCTACAGAATAAGGATCATCTAGATCAGGCTCTTCATTATACTCAGATAACCACTGTTGAGCACGTTCACGAGCAGGCGCGTTTTCTCCTATGCCTTCAACAACATCTACGGCTTCTTGTCCAAAGTAACAAACTAAGTTCTCACCACTCCCATGATGGAAGCCTCCGTTTCCGCTACATCCTTGTTTAAAAGCTCTTACGGCCCTTCTGTAGGCGGAATTAGCACTCTGAGCGCCACCCGGCCCCGTAGGAAGGTCAGGCGTGTTCTGACCTATGTTAGGATCAAACGGAGCAGTCTTCTTATCATTCAAGTTGTCGTAATATTGTTGATCTATTGTTTCACTATTATTGGCTGGCATTACTTACCTCCTCAACACGCGTCAGAGCCACCACCAAAGGTTAGCCCATCACAGGCTTCTTCCTCAGCCTCTTCAGGTATCTCTACAGTCACTAGTTCTTCGCAGACACCACTGTTGCCACCAAAGGTTAAACCATCCTGACAAACCTCAGTAACCTCTACTGTAGGCTCTACAGGCCTAATGTCAAAACCACCCTCGTTAAAACGAGTGAATGTCCATGCAGGTCTATCAGTAACATACAAACGAGAACCTACAGGTATCTCAATAACCGTACCATCTTCTAGGTAAACCTGAGCAGCTAACGCATTACAAGTGATAAACGCCAATATAAAAGTCAATGCCTTCATTTCTTAGTTACCTTTGTTGTAGTTTCAGTTTCAACTTCAGTGTGAGCACAGAATCCCAAGCACACCGTAGATCGCTCTCGTAGTGTGCCTGTGCATCCAGAGAGTAACACGAGTACCAAGGCCACTATAGTTTTCATAGGCCCTCAGACGCCTCAAACAGGGCATCAAGCTGCTCATCTGTCATTAGCCCCTCAGTGGCCTGCAGGAACCACTCGTCGAGCCTGTTGATCGTTACCGCAAATTGGAACCGTATATCTAACTCAGGGTTCTCAATAAACGCCTTAGAGGCCGTGAGCGTCTGATACACACCCGCGCTGTTCAAGGCTAGCCGTAGGTCTTCATTGGTGGCTGACATCCTCTGACGCTTCTGCTGTAGCTGCTGTGCATCGTAGGCAGCTATCTGCTCCTCTACCGTGACAACCTCATCGTCATCGTTGGTGTACTCAACAAACATGGGCTGCACCTTCCACTTCTCTACCCAGCTCCCCTCTACCTGCTCAACACCGTCACGAGTTGCTACCTCATAGTCACCCACAGGCGGCTTAGGACTGGCGAGTACGGGGTCAACGCCTAGGAACTCTAGGGTTGCTGCTGTCCATGTCTTAGGTAGACTCGTGTTGGAGTTCTCTGCTATCAGCTGGCTCTTAGTCGTTAAGGAGCCGTCACTTCTCTTTCTGTACTTCATGTATATCTCCTTATGCGATTGCCATGTAGATGTATTCAGCACCGTCGATTCCGGTGAGGTTAGACGTGGCTGTGAATCCACTGGCGAGAGGCTTGACGTAACTGCCTGAATTCTGCGCGTCGATCGCGTTCAGTCTCAGCCTTGGACTGTCGCTATTAGTAACGCCTCTGAGTGTATCGAAGTACAGCCAATCCCCACTGGAATCAGTGCGCTTAATAAGTATAAACCTAGCGCCATTAGTGAAGCCGCAGTCTACGTTTAAGTCAGCGCCTGTCCCTGTGTAGCTACCGATGTCACAGATGCCGGGGACTGAGGCCCAGAGGTAGGCTATGTAGTTTTTGCCTGCGCCATTCATATAAACAGCGTTACCCCCTATCTGGAAAACCTCGTCCGTCATTACTTCGGGCATACTGCCAAAATAGGAAGTTGAAAGGGCGTCAGCACGGTTTAGGATTAACATCTGATCCGTGTTTTCATAAGACTCTGACCAGACACACCATTCTGAGGCATCGCTTAAACTCTTAACCCATAGCATTTCTGGTCTTGCTCCAAGGTTATGAGGTATCTGAGCGTCAGTTCCTTGTCCACCCGTATACGTCACCACATCGAAGAAGCCGGGGGCGCGTCTGAACATCCATGAGTAGTTGTTTGCCGCTGCGAATCCATTACCCCACCCAGCAGGGTAGTCGAAGTTGAAGAAGCCACTAGTAGTTGCAGCGGCGTTGGCTGTCGTATCTAACCTGTTACCCTGTATGAGAGGTGCAGATAGCTGAGCCTGTACATTCTGAGAGACATCCCTGTACCACGCCATTCCCGGCTGGAACCCGCTATTACGGAAGGCCGGGGATGAATGGCCTAGGTCAGTTGTACTCCCATCTACAGCAAACAACTCCTCCGGCTCGAACTCCTCTGCTGGCTTGTTGGGCCTGCGGATTGCCATGTAGATGTAAGTTTCGCCTGCCTTGTTGGTCGCAAGTCCGCCGTTGGTCAGTCTGAATCCAGTAGCCGTAAGGTCAACATTGTTTTGATTGGTTTCTTCACTATCTGATTTGTTAGGCTGTAGAACATTATCTCCCGAGCCTGCAGGTATGCCCCTCATAGCGTCGAACAGCCTCCAGTCATAAGCCGCACCAGAACTTGAACCCTTTATAAGAATCCACTGAGGCTCCCATCCAAGGTCTATCTCAGGGCCGTCATTGCTTCCATTACCCGTATAGCTCCCACACTTGATGATGCTCTCGTCGCCATCAGGGCCGAACATGGGGGCGTCGTCTGCGAAGACGTAGGCTACGTATTCTCTGTTCAATGAATTCACGCCTACAAAGGCAGTAAGGTTCAATTCAGAATCAGTAGGTAATGCAGTAAATCCCTTGTTGGTGTTTACTTGACTAGCAGTGGTGTCTAAGGCTAGGTAATACTCATAGTTCAGTAAGTCTTTGTGCCACACGAGCCAACTACTGCTATGGGACACACACTTAATTATAACCATCCCCGGCGTACTGCCAAGGTTGTGAGGTACTGCACGTCCTACTACATTGTCACCCGTCCATGTCACGACATCGAAGAAGCCTTCCTGCTTGGCGAATGTCCATGAGACCCAATCACCCGCAGTAGTGACGTCACCAGCCCCCAATGAAAACCCGTCATCATTAAATGAGTTTAAGGTGTTGCTTCCCAGAACCTCAGAGTTGGCCCTGTCGCTGTATATCCTTCGGTTCTCTCCCCTCTCGGTATCAAATAAATAATGAGAAGCACTTACGGATCTGTTCTTAAGCCAAACCAGACCGCCCTTGTCGTCTAGGTCGATGTCATTAACGATGTCTCGGTCTGCGCCTGTACCCTCGTACAAGTAGGTGGAGAACACGTCATCAACGTACTTGCCTGAGCCACCAGAGCCGCCACTAGCGTCTCCTGTTATCTTCCTAGAGATACTCATGCGAACGCCTGCCCTCCGACAAAGCCCTTGTAGGTTGTGCCGCCGTCTGTGGTTAGGAATGTGAACACATAGGTTGAGTCAGCGGCCAGCACAGGTGCTATGCCTGTTGACCACTTGATGCTTGCGTCCCAGACCAAAGCAACCATGCTGGTGGTGTCCAGTGTTAGCGTACAACCATAGGCGTCACCGGACGCAGAAGGCGCACCAGAGAGTCCTAGAGTGTAGCTAGTAGCGCCTGAGAAGTTCATGGTGAAATTGTTGGCTAGGTTAATCTCTAGCGTCGCAGTGCCACCGTTGTAATTCGGCTCTCGCACTGTCTCAATGAAGTCACGACCCTTAATATTTCCTGATGACGTAACCCTAGATGACGCAGTAACGTTAGTGCCTGCTATGTCACCTGTGATGTTAATGCTACCCGTGTAGGCCATAGCGCCGTCAGTGATTGCTGATGCAGGTAGCGATGTTGCTGCGACAACCTCAGTCCAAGTGGCGTCCTCACGAGCATACTGCTTGCCATCTTCTGGGGCTTCCGGGATGCCGGGGGCGGATGTTGCCACCTCAGTCCACGTAGCGTCTTCTCGGGCATACTGCTTACCGTCTACGGGTGCTTCTGAGATACCTCCAGCAGATATTTCTATTATGTTACCTGAAGTATCTTTTGAATATATAGTTTTGTTTGTTAAGTCTACCGCGAGTTCACCTTGAACTAAGTCGCCTGTTGCGGGAGCACCTGATCCATTCTTTGTGATAATCGTTGTAGCCATTTAGGACTCCTGAGAAACAGGGGAAGAAGAAAGGCCCCCGAAGGGGCCTGAGTAGTCTTACGCGTCAGCTACAGCCAAGATGAGGCCTGCTTCTGGACGGTACGTTTCGATACCATACAGAGTGTCTGCGGTGTACAGGGTGCTCAAATATTCCTGCTTATATTGAGTCTGCGAACGTACACTCATCTGCTCTGCGTGAACAATGGCATCTTTGTGGAAGAATACACATCCACGAACACCAGCAGTCAACGTAGGAGCGTTAGATGATACGTAAATGTCAACACCGTAGAGGTTACCGATGAGGCCAGATTCAACACCACGGCCACCTACGAAGTCACTAGATACGTAACGGTCGATTCCCATGATGTCCTTACGGGCAGCAGGGGGGATCACAAGACAACGGTTATCCATAGGCACATTAGCATCATCTAAGATTTTAATGGCTGTACGGAAGCCTTCGTCGTTGAACGCACCAGCAGTACCAGTACCGAACAGTGCTAGACCAGCAGCATCTACGAACTCATAGCTGTTAGAGTTAGTCCAGTCAGAAGCAGTCGTTGGGTTGACTACTCGGGTTCCATCTCCGAAACCTGTAGCACAGTTCATTAGGTCAGTGTCAACTTGGACAGCTAGTTGGTAACCAGCGTCTTCAGTGTAGAACTGACGTAGGCTCGTGAGGGCCTGAACTTCTACAATATCTTCGATGAATCGTGAGTACTCAAAGTGACGATCAACTGCGATTGTCAGCTCACCTTCTACGTTTGCTTGGATGTTAACCGCCGTGTCAGCAACTTTAGCAGATGCAGCACCACGGATAGGCTTAGGTACATGGATTAAGTCACCCTTCTTACCTGTCATTGACATCTTCTTAACGAGAGGTGACATCTTCAGGTTCTTCTGGTATGCGGCAATTACTTCGTCGCTCCAGATTTCAGGGATGAATGTTGCTGCGGCTGTCTTATTGACAATGGAACCGCCGCCTACTGTACCGGGATAAGTTTGAGTCGCCATAATAAATCTCCTTTAGATTAGGCTACTTGACCCTCCCATCTGCATACGCTTGAAAGATTTCCTCTGACAAAGATGCATAACGGTCGGGATCAGTCTTCATAAGTTTAATAATATCAGCACGACGATATACTTTCTTACGTGAACCTTGGCCTGTTCCTCGGGCGTTGCCTGTACTTGCAGACTTAACCTGCTGCTTACGAGCTTGCTTCTCAACTGCTACCGTCTGTTCTGCAACAGAGGCTCTCTCTTTCCAGAGGGAGAACAGTTCATCAGCGGCATCGTAATCATACTGTTGGTCTGCTTGTACAAACAATTGAGTCCTAATCTTAGAGCCTTTGATCCACTCAGCAAAGTTAGCATCTTTGATAATGGTGTTCATATCTGGATGCTTATTCTGTAACTGCGACAAAGCTGTTTGCTTCTTGTAGTTCTGAGTGACTTGATTAGCTTCTCTAATGCTAGGGTGGTTCTCAATTGCCCTACTAACTGCGGCCTGTGGATCAACAAAGAAGTCAGTATCGTCTTCTTCTTGCTGTTGTACAGGTGCTTGTTGTTGTGTGAGTTGTGTCTGGATGTGGTCATCAACAACCTTACGTAGTTCACCAACTTCAGAGCTTTGTTTACCGAGGAGCTTCTCAGCCTCTTGGTGCATCTGAACAACCTCTTGCAAGGACTTGTTCTGATACTTCTCTGGTACACTAGGTTCCTCTTGAGCTACCTCCTCTTCTGGAGACTCTACAGTATCCTCTGTGTCTAGTGTATCTACGGTTTCATTGTTGCCTTCTTCTTCCTGACGCTCATCTACGAGTTGTGCTCGTCCCATATTATTAACCTTCTCCGCCTAACGGTTGTGGAGTTTATTTACGCCCTGCTTCACTATGTTCTCGTACCCACTTCGCATGTCTACCGGGGAAATCCCCAGAGGCACCGTCGAGTACGCATGGTGTTGCAGAAGCGACCCTTGTAGCGTTAGCACCACAACCGCACCTACTGGTTGTAATACCGTCCTCTACAAATTCTTCAAAGTAGTGACCCTCAGTACACTTAAAGTCGTATACCTTAATCATCTTCATTGGATTCTTTGGCTTCCTCGTAAGCTTGCTCTACCGAGGATTCTAAGTTGATTAAATGAGCTATTACGTTAAGTTGTCCCTTCCTAAAATACATATCGTTAGTATCTTTGGTTGCCTCCACAGAGTTAATCACGTTACCATTTGATCCAAACTCTTCCGTGAGTTGCTTCCAACCCTCGGTGTTAAAGAGGTCAAAGTATACATTGAAGTATCTCTCTAGTTCAGGTTTCATATCATCCTAGCTTCTTTATGTGTTTATCTTACGTTATATTATAACATATTCTCAGGTAAATGTCAAGTGTTTTCTTTGGTATTTTTACCATTTCTCCTTATTAGCCCAATATGCCGCAGACATCTTACCTTTGGCTATATTCTTTGCGTGTCTTGCCTTGAAGGACTTCTGACGAGCCGTGGGCTTCTTATCGCCTGAGACTCCCTGTTGTCCGAACCTAATGGTCTTAACTTTATCGCCTTCCTTGGCTACAACTACATGAGACTTAGTAGGGTGGCTAGGCGTCCTCTTTGGCTTGTTGAACCCGCTTACTCCTGCCCTTGCTAGGCGTGGATCCTTTGCTTTGCTCATTTACCTTCTCCTCTAGTTCAGCCAACTTAGTCTCTAAATCTGACAAACGAGTAAATTGCCCCTTGAATGCATCATTGACTTGATTA